TCAAGCGGCGCAAAAACTTCTTTCAAGTGCGGCTTGACGATCATCTAGCCGACAAGTTGCGCCACTTCATGGATTCACGCAACTACAACCAAAACCAAGCTCTCAAAATCATCCTCAGCAAGTTTTTCAACGGAAAGTAATGCTCAACATCACCGCACACGGCAACATCGGCAGAGACCCAGAACTCAAGGAAACCACCAGTTCACAGGTCGCCAACTTCAGCATCGCTACACGCACCGGCAAGGATGAAACCACTTGGATCAACTGCCAAGTCTGGGGCAAGCGGGCTGACACCGTCATGCAGTACATGCACAAAGGCGACAAGATCACAGTCTGTGGCCAGGGCAAGCTGCAAGAGTATGACCGCAAAGATGGCGGCAAGGGTTACAGCCTGCAGCTGAACGTGTCTGACTTCACGCTGCCAGTCACACCCAAGAAGGCTGACGACGAAGAGTTCTGATAATCGGGGCAGCAGTGCTGGCGTCTGCGTAAGTCCCCGCTCAACAATGACGAAACCAACCATCAAGCAAGTTTGGAAAGACGGCATCCAGCAGTGGGAAGTCAGCCACGCAGGCATGACTCGCTTCTTCAAAAACGACTGGCAGGCTCAGTGGCACTTTGAGTCCTGCCTCAGGTTGCACCGTGCAACCGCCAAGAAATGATTGCGGACTAGGACAGGCTCGCGCGCCTTACGCCCCTCACACCTGATCCGCTGCAGGTCACTTGTCCTCGCCCTTAAAAAGGATGAGACACAGATCTTACTTACCAGGCATCAAGGCGGCGTCGATTGATGCAATGTGATTTACAGCCTGTCGCAGCATCTTGGCGTGATGCCAGTTCTGCTGAGCCATGGCCACACACAGGTCCATCAGGGCTTGCTTGTCGTCACAGCTTTTGATTTCACGCACTGTTTTTTCAAGCTGCAACTCTTCTTCAAGTGTTTGTTCAACAACCATCCAATCGGCCCAGCCCATCAGAACCTCCAGCAGCTGCAGGATTTGCCCAGCTATAGCCAGCAAACCGCAGCTACGCCACGTTGGGCATCACGGTCAGGTGATTGTTGTAGTGGCCTGTTTCCCGATAGCTTTTCATTGGGGTCTTGGACATTGCATGAAACACCATCTGCCCAATCTTCAAGCCTGGGAACAGCGGGATTGCATGGTGCAGCCTTTCGTTTTTCAGCTCGAGTGTCAACCGTGATCCGTGCCAGCCTGGGTCGCACCAGCCAGCAAGCAAGTGATTAAGACCAGATCTTGCACGGCTTGATTTGAGTACAAATTGACTGCTGATGTCGTCGGGCAGGTTAAACAGCTCAAGTGTTTCAGCCAGGCAAAACTCGCCGGACTGAAGCATGAACGGGTCATCCTCTGTTCTGTCTGCAATGTTGATACGCACCAGCTCAGAGCTGTAGATGCTTTCAATCATCAAGTGATCGCCCAAGCGCAGGTCAAGGCTGGCTGGGTTCAACAAGCCTTCATCGAATGGGACGACCATCTGGCTTTGCCGGCACCTTGCCTTGATCTCCCAATCACACAGGACCGCCATGCTTTGCCGAAAACATCACTCTATGGCTCATCAATAAAAATGGCCCAGCCACTACGCGGTCCATCAACTTGCCAACGCTGGTGAAACTCAGCTTGGCGAACCTTGATGCGATGACCAGACAATGCAGCGTTATGGCCGCCGTGAGCCATGTCAGGCAGGCCCATTGGATCGCTCATGAGCCATTCACTGTCACTGCTGTAGCGGCCTGCATAGCCGTGGATTACAGACCAATGCCCGCAAGTTTCACTGCTGCACATTGGCGGCTCGCCACGCATCAAATCACCAGCGTGCAGCCATCCCACTAAAACGACACGGCCATTGTCGATCTCAGTTTCAATGTCTGAGGCGTCTGCCGTTTGGGTAAAACGCACCCTCAGCCCAAGGCTTGTGAGAGCTTTGACCTGAGCCATGACAGAAGACGTATCGCCAAACTGTTCCCGGATACGGTTGTATTCCTCGTCGCTGGCGACTTTTCCATGGAAGGCTGCTGCCATGGCTGCGGCGCTAGTGAAACACATTCGTGCCCCATTCGGTAAGTCCAGCTGGCGGAAGTAGGTAGGCATGTGGACCTCTTGGTCAATACCGCTAGCTCGCCATGCCTCAAACCAAGAGGAGTCTTCATCCAGAACGCTTTGCGGCAGGGCTTTTTCAAGCTCTGCAATAGCAGCCAGCTGGTGGGGCGTACCACGAAAAAAAGTAAAAAACGGCAGTAGGGCTAGACCCATGGCCATCACCAGCAAGGTCACTTGGATGATGCCGGAAGCCAACTACTTTTCAACTCTTGTGTCAGGCAACAGCAAATCCTTCAGGTGCTTCACCGCAAGGTCATCCAAATCATTGTCAGTGCGGGTGACAATCTTTTCCAGCATCGCCACAATCAGCTCTTTGAAAGCCCTCGAGCGCCACATGGTCATGACCAAGGGCTTGATGATTAGAAGCATTGGCCTGGCTTGGTTACCCTTAAAGCGTAGCTCTGTCCTGCTATGGCCACCAACCCCGAAGAGCAGCACGAAAAAGAAGGCATCTGCATGGCAGATGTCGTCAAAGCTTTGGTACTTGCCTGGAGCGCAGCACTGTTAACGGCTTCGTACTTGGGCATCTTCCCTCAGATGAAAATGGACAATACGTTCGTCGCATCACTGCTGACAGGTGCAATGGCATCGTTCGGCATTGAGCGGAAGAACAATGGTGGTGGCAACAAGAAGCCGACTATCGTTGACAACAAAGACACCAAAGCCGGCATCAAATGACCCGCACACTTTTGGTATTGGGCATCACTTTGGCGGCTGCATTGCCTGCCCAGGCAGACATCACCCACAAGATTCAGTCCTCTGTGCAACTGCAAGTAGATGGCGCTGCATCCCAAGCTTCAAGAATTGGCAGCACCCTTTCTGTTAGTGGCAGCAACGTCACTCTGGATACTGCTCCTGTGCTCGGGACTCTCACTGCTGGTTCTGCTGTGGGTTATACGCCAGGTGCCTACAGCATCACAACAGCAGGCGACGCCTTCAGCTACAGCGAGTCCTACATCGAGGGTGACGCCACCCCAACAGCAACCTCAGTGAGCAGCGGTGTTGTCACTAGCCTGCCGATGCTTGGCAACACGACGACGACTTCAGGTGGTGTAGCCGGAAGCCTTGCTGGAACGATCGCATCAGATGGGGCGATGACAATCACAGCCGGTGGCGCTGGTACTACCGCAACAGGTCAAGTTGTTCTCAGCATCGAAGTTGACTGATGCGCTGGTTTTTGCTGCTGTTGTTTTCTGCGCCAGCAGCAAACGCCGTGCCAGTGGTGCCTCAGTTCACCCAAGGCACAATGACCAGCCATACAGAAACAACCAGCAAGGTCACTGAAACGATCGTCAGTGAAAACTATTCCACTGGCTTTGAATACAGTGCTAGCGGTGTCAACATCACACCAGACGGACCAATCAATCCAGTTTCCAGTACAACGGTCAACGGATGGACCTCATTAGGCGAGCGGCCAAATTGGTCAATCACCAAGCCCGGCGAAGCCTTTCAGTTTGTCGAAAGCCTGAAAGGCCCTGGGCTGTCAAACGTGACAACCATCCAACGCGTGACAGAAATCACAAGCGTTACGGATACGGTTTCATCCTTCTCGGAATAATTAACGCAGCACCAGTAAACGCACAGGATGTCGGCGGCATATCTGCAACGGCAAGCCCAACAGCAACCAGCAGCGGATCTGTTTCAAATCAGGCTGTACAGATCATGCAGGGTTCTGCAATCACCAACACCTACGGCGGGAACATTCAATGCCAAGGGCCGACGCTGACCGTGACGCCATACCTGAATAGAACCAAGTCATGGGGCCTGCCATACGAATACAGCTACCCAGACCCGGTGTATGACCTGTCGGATTTGGATGACGACGGCAGGTTGGACAACCCAGGCGACGTGCTGTTTTTCAAAGACACAAGAACCGGTCAAAAAGACAATCACAACTGGAACTTGGGCCTGTCGATTCAGGCAACCATCCCACTAGACCAAGGCCTGCAGGATCGCTGCAAACAGGCAGTGGATACGCAGCTGGCCTTGCAGCAGCAGCACTTGGCTAACAAGCGGCTCGACTTTGAGATCTCAAGGCTCAAGCATTGTGGCGAGCTGATGATGAAGGGCATCCGTTTCGCCAAGGGCAGCCCTTATGAAAAGGTATGCCGCGACGTGCGGATCCATAAACCTGCACCCCACACACACGCTATTTCCGTAAAGACCTCTGGAACTTCCGACGCTCACTGACACTTTCTGGTTTCGGTTTTTTGCCGATTGCCTGCTGAAGTTTCTTCGCCAACTTCTTTATCGCCGGCCTGATTGCTTTGAGCAGTATTGGGGTTGCCAAGGCTGCTGACACAGCAATAGCTGATGTTCCAGCAGTGTTGACCGCTTGCGGAATGGTTGGAATCGCCTCAACAATGCGTTGAGTCAGTGGCTTTGATTCAACAGGTGGTTGTTCTGTTGGCGCTGGTGCTGTTGCTGCTGGTGGCTCTTTTGTGGGGAGCTTGACCGGCGGTGGTTTTGCAGCTGGTGGGGGATCTGCAGGCTTTGGCCTTGCAGGCTTTAAAGGCTGCGGCTCAACTTCAGGTTCCATGTCCATTGGGTTGAAGTGCGGCAAATCGATCACCGGCACACCAACATCAAGGGTTATCGGCGGCGCCTGCGGAATCGCAACAGGTGGCAAGTCAACAGAAGAGTTAATCTCAGGTACAACGATTTCACGGATTTCCATGAAGGCAGAGCGGTTTACTGCTGGCCAGCTGTGGATTGAACGTAATCGCAGGCGTGAAGGCCCGCCTGTTGTTTACACCGTTATGTCAGGCAAAACTGCTAGGCCATTTACTGAGCCGAAGGCAATCCTCAAATGGGTCAAATGGCCAAAAGGAACGCCAACTGGTGACTCATTACGGACATGGCTTGCGTCGTTTGACCAAGAAACTGAAACAGCCGCGCCAGAACTTGATATGGCAAAAATCAAGGCTGAAGGCTTCGGGCCTGAAGCTCATGATGAGGACCCAACCGCCAACACTAAAATGGTGACGTGATTGCAGGACCTGTCTCCGTTGGCAGCTTTGGCATCTCAGGCATCTCTGGGACAGGCACCTGGTCAAGAATCGTTTTCGTCAGTTCTAGCTTCAGCTCGCTGGCGTAGTTTTTGACCATTGACGGTACGCGCGTGTAAGCCAGCACGCCCATGACGGCCATCGTGCCAGACATTACGAAGCCAAGAACGCCGAGCAGGTTGTAGACCTTTTGCATAGCAAAAAGGCCCCAGTGAAGGGGCCAAGAAACGTGTGAGGTTCCAACCAAAAGGTAGCTCAGAAACCGCGCTTGAATCCAGTTTTGAATCCAAGGCCAACTTCATCGCCACTGCTGAAAGAAACCTCACCGTAAAGAGGGCCGCTGCTGATGCCAGCCTTGCCGGTCAGCTCAAGCTCTTTGTCGCCAGCATCAGGGAAGACGACAGCAGGACCAGCCTGAACATAAGCACCGTTGTCGAAGTCATAACCAACGTGGCCTTCGAGAATGCCTGCACCAACGCCAGAATCGAGACCGACACCAACGTTCAGCTCAGGATTGACGTACCAATCTGCGCGTGCAGACAGGGGGGCCAATGCAAGAGCACCAGCGATGGCACCAAAAACAAGACGCTTGATCATTTGGAAGAGAATTAGCGTTTTCCCTGGCCACGATACTTCTTCCGTCCATGGGACGGTTTCGAATGTGATCCATTACCTTGACGTGTCTTTTTTGGCTTGCTAGGGACAAAGTTCTGTCCGCTAAGGGACTTGGCCATCAGTAGCCGTCAGTGGACTGCAGGTTTTGATACTTAAGAGCCAAGCCGGTGAAAAGACCATGCTGCGGATGGCTAATCATGTCGCGGCCATCGAGGAAGAACAGCTCTTCGAGCCACAGCGTTCTTGCCTTTTGCACGGCAACATCCGTCGCGCCGTAGCTGGCGGTCATCAAAGGGTCAGGGCGTTGCATTACTCAGCAGGGTCAGGCGTGTTGCCCTCAGCGACCCACTCAAGGTACTCCTGATAGTCCGCGTTGGCGGGATCTGTAGGAATCCAAGAACCGTCAGTAGTTCTAAGAATTACAGCTGGATTTACCGCATTAGAGCGATGACAATAAACTTCTTGATAGCTCATAATTCAGCCTCCATTACAATGTGGAAATAGGATTCACTAGTAACGTTTACTCCTCCTATAGTAGTACTAATTAATACATGATTTTGCGAAGTATTTACTACACTTATGCCTACATCCGTATTATTAGTGCCTGTGCCTCTGTAAGTGTGAGCGTTACTTAAAGCGCCAGTTTTTGCACTACGCAACCTTACAGTGGGATCTGCTCTTTTTTGACATTGAAAAGTATAACTTTGCGAGGTGGTTGTATCGTCACTTGCTATAAAATTAAACGATAAAGGTTTAGACGTACTGAACGGATACCCCTCATTAAAGTTGTGACCCTCTGAGTATCCAGAAGGATAAGTAGTTTCATAGTACCTCTGACATCTAGCAAGCTCATCGCCAAAGCTTCTGTGCTCGAAGTCGGTGGCAACCTCGCCTAATTCAAGCTGAACGCCAGTGATTTGCCAATAATCGTCAGTGCTTCCTCCAATGCCCAAATTACTGGCATTTCGATCTGTATTATCTTCAGCCGTCCAAGTTGTTTGATGAGTGCCGCCCGTAAAGTTAGACCCAGAGTTTAACCACCAACCAACACGGAACCCAGTCCCGTTGTCGTCGTTAATTACACCGGAAGCATCGCCAGGAATAGTTAAAACTTTTCTTTCCCAAGTGTTTGCAGCGTTAATCGTATATTGCAGGCATACTTGTCTATCAGAGTTGTCTGTCTGTTGAATCTCGACAGATGCGTTTCCTGTCTTATTTGACTTTACATAGAAACTTAAAGTTAACGCTTTTGCGGAAGAATTTCCATAGGCTAAATGTTGTAAATTTTGACCTTCAATATGCTGATAAACCTGAAAAAAGTCACCAGCAGCAGGCGACGAATCTGCGGCAGTGCAGTCAATTTTGAAACTGTTTGCAAAACCATCAGGTCCGTCTGATTGCTGGGTGAGTGTATATGTCCCTAAGGTGTTGAGACCTATTTGAAAACGATCAACAGCGTGATAACCGCTTCCAGTAACGCTAGTCACGCTTGTCGATCTCTGGCTGACCTGCGCCGCACCATTGATAATCAGGTTGCGATTGCTTAGCTGACCAGCAGTCGGCAGCTGTTGACCGTCAATCTGAACGTGACCGCTGTTGTCAATCGCGATGCCACCATCATCCGTGGAGGTGTTCTTGATTGAGTTGACCTTGATAGTGCTCATGATCAGGCGACCTTTACGATAATTTTGGCACGGCCATCGTCTTCAATGGCAATAACCTTGCCAACTGAGGACATGTATTCAGCCATTGTTAGGTCTGCTTCGGCTTTTGCAGTGCCTTCAATAGAGCCATCAGCGGCAGCGGTAGGAATGATGTGTTGCCCAGGAGTTGCACCTGTCACGTTGACAGGGACTTGACCTGAAAACGCAATACGATCGACAAGCTGACGCGCAGCTTCTAACGCTTCTTCGTAAGCAACTGTAGCTGCAGCGATTTCTTCTGCAGTTCTATCGTCGTCGTACCCACCAGGCTCTTCGCCAACAGCTTCGTGCCACTTATCACCACCCACATAAGATGGGTCTGTCGATTTAACAACGAAACTAATAGCATCAGCAAACACGTTTGTAAGCTTGCCTTCTGAGTTAATACCGCAGATGTCGCCTTTGGCTAGCGTAAAGTCGCCAGCTTTTGTCATGTATTCAGCGTAGTCAGCGCCAGATGCGTTGATTGTTCCTGCAGTGTTAATTGAACGGTTTGTTCCTGTATTTTTATACATTCTCAATCCTGCCGCTGTCGAGCTAACGGATCCACCAGTGTTTACTGAGTACCATATTCCGGTGTCTTGACTTGATCCCCCGCTAAGTTGGTAGCCACTTATTACAAGTAAAGCATCACCCTGGGTAGCGTTAATTCCATTAAGTCTGTGGGAGCCCGTTCCATTTAAATAACCACCAAATTGGGTGTAACCAGTGCTCTGAATCCGCACCCGCTCAGTT